GTTTCGAGCCTTTCAGCGCGATGATGAGGCCACGCTCGTCAACAAAACCAGCAATGCTGATCAGGGCATCTTCAAGAGATGTCTCGTTCAGATCAGCGGCAGTGCTGGGCTCGTTTGCAAACGTGCTGCCATTGGTTAGTGGGTGATCAGTTGCACAAAGCTCTTTGCCGTCACCGCCTTTGAAAGACGAGTTGAAAGCATTGTTGAGAATTGAGGCAGCTTTCACCTGTTTGGTATGTGCCATAGCACGAGCCAAACCACGGGTGTAGCGCGAGGAAAGACGATCATACAGATTGTCTTCCACAGCTTCTTCCGTGATGGAGAAGCCGAGAGCTACCGTCTCGTGGTTGTAGCGCGAAGTGTAGGCTTCTTGTGCGTCGTCAAACGCCAAAGCTGAACCTTCCTGTTTGGTAGGTGCAGCACCGAAGCCTGACAGCATAACTTCTTCTTCGAAGGCACGGTCAGATGTTTCCGTGTCGAAGATTTCAGAATGCTGGCCTTCATACCGATTATATTCCATCCCGAACAAGGCGTTGAGGCCGGGCTCGAGTTCTTTAGCAAGTTGTGATCTAGAAATCGCCATGACCTAGCTCCTTATACGCCTGTGGTTGATACAGTACCACCAGCAATCGCACCATTCGGTGAATTGAAGTGGTTGTTCAACCGGACTACTATGCCAACCCCACTTGCGCCAAAGTCGGCGTTCGCAGGATCATCAACGATCCCCATAATCCGAAGATTAAGGTTAGCAGTTGTGTTGATTGTGCTAACTCCCAACGCTGCCGAGGACATGCCAGTAGCAGTGCTACCGCCTGTACCAGAAGCAAAGTTGGCGTTCGCAAACACATGAGTACGAGCAGTAGCTTCATCTGTAAGCGATGCGTCAGACGCAATTACAAACAACTGTGAGGGATCGTCATAAACAAAGGCTTTGATAGGATGATTACTATCTGCACCCGACCCAGGATAATAATTTGAGAACACTGTCTCACCAGTGGTAGAGGACACATATTCACAACCATAGAATGCACCAAGAAGACCCACCGTGCCTCCAGCAGCCGCACCGACAATGTCGATAACACCCGCTGCGAGAGGGATAACCGGAGAACCTTGATAGATAGCATTAGAGTTGGTTGAGGCAATGCGATACTCAGTAGCACCAGTTGAGTTTACGTTCTGACCCATTTTTCCATAGGGACGTAAGCCAAATGCACCATTGATATTAGCCATTTTACTAACTCCAAGTTATCGGAGACTACTTTTTCTCGCCTCCGAAGGTTACACGAGATTGCCTATCGCTTGTGATAGGCATTGAGGGATGTTGTTCCCTCATCAAGTTTTCATCCACGGCTTTCATTTGATTGCGGGTCTGGTCCCGAAAATACTCAGTTCTTTCATCAACCGTTTCGACAGGCATACGGCAAAGTATCAACCCACCGTTTCCTATCACACCCTGGTATTTACCGTCTTCTACGGTTGGAGCTTCGAAATCAGGATACTCGTCAGCCCGGACAGGTTCCCAACCTTCGCGCAATCTTGCGTGTAGATTGGTTTTATCGTCCTCGCCTCGAATGGCGGTCCGAACCCAGCGGTGTACAAAACCTTCGGGTGCGGGTGGAGCTTCTAGCATACTGGGCGGAGCCCAAGGTTTCCGTCGCGCAGTTTTTTCGCGTGTTTGCGTCTCACGAGGTGTACGTTTTTTAGACTCAGTCATATCTTACTCCTTCACATACTTTGCGTACTCTTCTAACGGAACGCCAAGTTTCTTAGCGATAGCTACCTGTGAATCGGTAAGCTTGACTGTTCTGCGCCCCTTTTTTGTTGAACGGGAAGAGGATGAATCAGCAGAGGCGACTCTGGTTTGTGTCCGCTTTTTCGGTGCTTCAAACTTGTTAGGGAAATCCGCACGAATCCGTTTATCCAATTCACTATAGTAGTCATCTGAAGTTGGGTCAAACCCTTCTTCTTCAACGAGTCTCCTATGTATACCAAATGCTGCATACGTCATTGACTCGTCTTCACCGAACCAACTGTTCTTTTCAGCCCAATCTTGAGCTTTTGGATCCGGTTGTCGAGGCGCAGCCGCTTGTTGTGGTTGCACTTGTTCTGTCTGAACAGGTTGCTCAGTAGTTTCTGCGTTCTTCCGCTCTACTTCAACCTTGGCTTGTTCATATCTGGCCTGTTCTAAAGACAGTCTGCTTATACGTTGCTGTGCTTCAAAAAGTGCATCTGGATCACCTTCATCGTGAGCTAGTTTATACGCAGCTTTTGCTGCCTCCATCTCACGCTCTACACGAGTGCCAAACTCACCGACATAGTCACCCTCACGCTCTTTGAGCTTGGCCTCTAGTTCAGCATTCCGTTTCTGCACATTCTCAGCGTATTCAAGTGCTGCCTGACGTTGTCGCTCTTCTTCACGGTATTTAGCCGTAAGCTTGCGGATACGTCGTTGAACGCCCTCTGAATAGTTTTCTAGTTCTTCTTCGTTAGAACTCGCCTCTTGAGTTTCAGGTTCTTCTTCCTGCGCGGGCTCTTCGTCGTCAGGTTCTTGCAAGGCTACTTTGGGCTCTTCCTTCGCTTCTTCTTGCTCCGGCTGCTCAGATTCCTGCTCCTCATCTTCTAGTTCGATGATGGTTTCTTCTGTTTCGTCACTTTGCATGGCTTTCTCCCATGGTTAAAAAATAATGTCTTCAGGATCCAAGATAGTGGCAATGACTTCGTCATCATTAATGATGCGAACCTCTCCCCCGTCTAACTTGAACCTAGACCCGGCGTACCTACCGATACAGACCCAGTCTCCTTCTTTGCACCATGGCTCACAATCTTCCCCAAACTTGTCAGGGTCTTTGTAAGCGAGTGGGCCAACTTTGATAACGTATGCAACAACCGTAGCGACAGACTCCCTGTCCCGAGTTTCATCGGGAACATACACACCGCCGACTGTCTTCTCGCGTCCCTTGTAAGGCATTACAAGAACACGCCAGCCAGTGGGGTTCGGAACTCTTTCTTTTGCGGATTTGTCTTCTGCTTTTTTCTTAGCTTCTTTTTGTGCGACTATATAGTCAGGAACGATCAACCTCTGTGTCATCGTCAAACCTCTTTAGCAAGGACTGTAACTCCTCCACGGCAAACGAAAGTCCCTGTATTTCGCCAACCACAGCACGGTATTGTTCCATGTCTTTTACGTTGCCACTTGTGATAGCAACAGACAAATCCTCGACCCGTGACTCGAGAGATTTTTTAAACTTGGTGATGAACTCAGGAAGTGTCACTTAACGCCCTTGAATCCTACACCCCTTATAGCGGCACCAGTGCCACGAATTGTACCACGACTAGGACACTTGCCGCCTTTAGCAATACCACCGTCTTTGAAGCCCATACGAGCTACAGCCTTTCGGCCTTTAGGAGACTTAGCTAGTTTTTTCAAACCTTCATTTGGAAGCTTATCGACAGGTGTCTTGAGAACTTCGCCGCCCTCTGCAAACATTTGTCCACCAGCAAATGGATTACTTCCTGTTGTGCCTCTTTGCATAGCTGTCCGTGGAGGTCTTCCGCCAGTCGCCGCTGTACCGCCGCGCATGTAAGAACTCATATCTCCGGGGCGTGGGCGTGGACGACCCATAGGACCAGGAGACATTCCTCCAGGAACACGCTGCAACTGACTCAGCATCGCTGAATAATCCATTCCCGCACCACCTGGGACACGGGAACCACCAAAAACACCAGGACGAGGCCGTGCAGTCATACCAGGACGCGGTCCTCCCATATTCATGCCGGGACGAGGCCGTCGTGCACGACGGTCTGTCACCTTACCTCGTAAGCGGTTAGCAAGATTTCGTCTGCCCATTCCTTGAAAGCGGTTCATACCATGCTCCTGTAAAAATATTACGTTACATTAACCTGTTTTGTTTCAGAAAGTCTAGCTCTCTTGCCCCAGATTTGAATTGTAAGTCTTGGAAACTTTGCTTGTGAAGAAACAGTTGTTACCAAATGTCTTTCTTTTTGATCGTTTACGACAAGCGTGTTTCTGGTAGGGGCGACCACTTTTAAATCGTTGTCCGCGCCTTCATACACAAACAAACCGCCGTAGTTCAACGGGAAATCGTTCAGATAAAGAGTAGCACCAACATCGTATCCCGCATCGTCATGATCAGCAATTCCGCTGTTAGGACCCCATAAGTAATACTGAAATGTAAACTCAAAGTCCCCTTCCCAAATCCAAATATGTTCTTGTATTTCAGGCAACAGCCGATCAACAACGTTAGAAGGAACAGGAGCAACAAAAGGCCCAGCAATTTGACCGTCTTTAAGATAGTCCGGCCACCACATGAAAGTTGGCGAAAATTTGCTGTGGTCGAGTTTCTCGTACACACCGACACAAAAACTAATTAGTTCTTCTGACAATGCGTCTCTGATTATCTTCATGAGATTAACAAAAGCTGGCGCAAAAACTTATGTCTGGAAGAAACAAAGGTGCGAAAAAAATAACCAAGCTCGTGGAAAGACCGCTCAATATCAAAAGTGCTAACGCTACTCTCATTATCTGCTCCTCGCTTTATCTATCGCCCGTGAACCAAACCAGAAGCTGATAATCGCAGCAAAGATTGCTTTGGTATCCTCGTCCCACAGCACGTTTAGTGACTCCGCCACACTCATTCCACTGTTCAGTGCTTCGCGCAGCAACGTAATCTCGATCGCCAAAAACAGGCCAAAGAAACAATAGGTGATCACCGGACGGACAGAACGCTGCAAAGCAGAAATAATCCCAGTACCACTGTTGATACTCATGTCATGCTGGATCAGTCGGTCATGCTCTTTGTCAGAAGCCTGTGCTTCAAACGCTTTCAACTCATGGTCAAAGCCTGCCTTACGCAGTTCTGCCATGGTCTTCATCTTCTCAAGCTCGAACTTCTGATTGTTCTTTTGCTTGAAATGATCTGCAAGTGCCGGAGCCGTACTGCTGGCAAAGCCGATCAAAGAACCAATTACACTAAGCATTTCTGTTCCCCCTCCACTCCTTCTTTAATCTTCGTAATCTCTTTTGCAGTAAATTGTACTGCCGATATTTGTTCAACGGACCTTTGTAACTGTAAATTACTTTCGGCTCATCCACGCTGATACACCCATGTATGCACCCACAACGCCAGCCTGTGCAATATAAAAAAGACCGAGGAGGTCAGCGAGAGCAGTAACACGACTGGAAGAAACCACAGGTAGAA